TAGTTGCCTCCCCGAGATATTCTTCTTATATTAAGGTATAATTAATAAGTAAATAAAAATAAAGGTTATGACAATTAAAGATTTAAAAGTAAACGACATTTTCTACATGGAAGGATTAACTCACAATGGTGAGCTAGTTAATCGTCCAGCTAAACTAATTGCCTATTTAGGTATGAATAAATACCAAATAGATACTGATGGTATTGGAATGATAGCTTATGCGGATGATAAAGTTACGGTTCATGAAGATACGTTTGAATCAAATAGTCTATACATTAGTTAATTAAGTAAAAATAACTTAGTAACTAGTTGCCTCCCCGAGGTATTATTCTTATATTAAGGTATAATAATTAAAACAATAAAGGTTATGATAAATTTAAGTATTCAAGATGAGATGGATGGTTTAGGTAAGATTGATGAGTTAAGAGCTGCAATTGGTTCTGACTACTGTGGAGATAATACATTAGTGGATGTGAGTGAGGATGGTAATAGATGTATCGTTCTAAGAGGTACTCAGAAAGTAAGTGAACCATCTTGGTTGACTTGGAATAGAATGTTTTACTAAAATTAAAAATATGAGCGAAAATAAAAGATACGTTGTTACTATGGAAATGTATGTTTACGCCGATAATGATTATATGGCTAAGAAACGTGCTAATGATTTAAGATTATCAATAGATAATAGAAGACACTCTCAGAATGTAGAGGTTAAAGAGATTGGTGAACAGCCGTTTGCTTCAACATATTATCGTAAGTTAGATAATCCAACATTTACTCCTAAAGAAAAAAAGGACGAACCATTACCATTTTAGTATGAACTGTATCAAATGTAATGAGACTATAAATCCGTTGAGGGTTAAAGCTATACCGGGTACTAAAACTTGTGTTAGCTGCTCTACTTCTAGTAAGTGGTACGTTAGGAGTATCATTTCAGGTAAAACTGATTATTGTGAAACAGAAGTAATTAAAGATCCAGAAGTAGCTAAGGATATAGCTTCGATGGATAGAAGAACTGGATGGGGTAGTAATCTCCATAAAGTTAGAAGGTAGTAACTTTCTTAGGAAATAACTAGTGAAACAGTTGGAAAGTCGGAGAAGTATTCTTATATTTATAGTATAAATAATTTAAAACAAATAAAGGTTATGTCAGATTCAATATTTAATGCGTTAAACGAAAAACAAACTAAGCTAGAAGATGCTAAAGAAATAATCTTCAGTAAGAAGAATGAACTAGAGAAGAAAAGAGATAGTGAGATAGTAGCAGAGGTTACTTCTTTCTTTAAAGGTCTTGAAACTGATCTAGAAGATATTCATTTTAGTAACTCTACTTCTTATATGGAAGTAAGTGCTAAAGGTGAAGAGTTTGAGAAAGAAGAATGGGATGAAAAGAAAAATGACTATGTTACGGTTAAAAAGTACTCTAGAAATAGATTATGTACTGTATACATAGAAGGTAATGATTGGAGAGGTCAAGAGTCTGGAGCTGCTAGATTTACTAAGATAGGCTTAGGTTCATCTTCTTACTCAGAGCATTATGATAAAGCTACTTTAGATAGGTTTATGTTTAACGGTAGATTAGCTATGATGATAATTGATCATCAAGATGACATATTAGGTGCAATCAATAAGATATATGAGAAGACTAGAGCAAAGTTTGATAAACTAAATAGTGAGTTATCTGAACTTAGAAAGGATGTTGATAAGATAATACAGGATAGAAAGAACTTTAAAACCGATACTTTAATGAGAGATCTTAAAGAAGGAGTGGAATTTACCTCTAAAGATTTACCTTATTTACAGGTAAGATATGATTATGGCTTCGGTAGTATAAAGAAAATGAAGGTAGATAAAATGTCTTATTCAGGTAAGTCTTGTAATGTTACTATAGAAAGAGTGCTAAGAAGATGGGATAACAAGACTGAGGAAATGGTAGAATACTTACATACTTACCATGAAGATAGAGTAAGAGTTAGTAATATCGAAGACTCTGTTGCAAATACTTCCATAAAATGGAATGTAGTAACTAATAAAGTTTCAGCATAATGACAAATATGAGAACTAACTTCTTTATTGCAGTAGAGAAAAGCTTAAAAGTGATTACTAGCTGCGATAATATGATACATCTAAAACAAGCAGAAACCTATGTAGACTTGGTTAAGAATAGGTTTTCTGACCTATTTATAGGTAACAATAAGACTATTTTAAAACAGTTTAGTCTTTTAAAGAGTTATCTAAAGATTCAAAGAACATTAATTAAGAATAAATGAACAGTAATATGATGCCAGACCAAAAAGGTCTAAGATTAGACTATGCTAATGCCCGTAGAAAGAAGTTCTTCAGTACCTCCAATAGAGTGATATGGAAGAGCAAGAGTAGGTATATTGCATAAGTAAACAGTTTAAAAATAAAGGTTATGAAAAAAAGACAATATAGGTCCAATCAAGGACGATCTCCGGAAAAAGAAACCGATTCAATGAAGTTAATTCTGCTAACAGCTTTTGCAGCTGCTGTATGTTCATTAGTATCTGTACTAATACAATGGGTATGGTAAAGAAGATCATACCAATCTATGTAGTAACTAAAGGACAAAGAGGTAGAATGAAGCTAAGAGTCTTTAAAGATCTCAACTGTCCTGATAAACTTATTACTAAACGATCCAGTAGAATAGCTTACTATGATGAGATAGTAGCACTAGGAGTGGGTAAGAGCTTTAAAGAGATATATAAAAAGAAGTATAATTTATAAATAAAGGTTATGATAATAAACAGTACAAGTGAGTGGCATTGGATGGATGATAAACAATTTAAATTAGATCAAGCTCTGCAAGGGTGGGGGTTTGATATAGAGGCTTTGAGGGAGAGTGAGGGCGTTTCTCCTCTCTCGACGAAGTCGCCACGCGCAAATTCAACTAAGTAATGAGTAAGTTAGACTTCTATCCTATATTAACTCCTAGAGAGATGATAGAGAGAGGTGCTTTCGGAGGAAGTTACTTCGGAGAAGAGAACCTAAGCGGTGATACTCAATACTGTCAACTATTCAAATACCATTTCGATGGGTTAGATAGAAGCTTATACGAGGGAGAGAAGTACTCTCCTAAGAAGAATAAGTATAAAGTAAGGAGTGGGATGGACTATAAGTATTGGTGCGATATGAAATGGATGCATGAAGATGATCCATATGGTTGGTTTGAATGGTATTGTAAGTACTCCAGTGGTAGAAGGCATCCAGACGACGATAGGCAGATTAGACGATGGCAAGACTTTTGTGGTGTTAACGGTAGATGGAGGAAGAGGATCTATAAGAGAATGATAGAGACAGGCAATTGGAATGTATCACCTAGGATACAACAATCATTATTACATTGGGGGTATGAGGTTAATCAACAAGACTTCGAACAGTATTGTAAGCTAGAGGGTAAGCAATGGAACCTTACCGAGTATAAGAATTGGTTTAAGGGACAGTATGATGATCCGGATTGGTGTTCGTATGCAGGCATGCCCTCGCCGAGAGCTTATGAATGAGGGGGGGTGATCTCTCTCCACCGAAGGTGCCACGCGCATATTTCACTAACGTTCATATGATTCTTCCAACCATCCTATAGCATATGGCCATATATGACAATGTGGCTGAGGTAGTGTAAGGCTGAGGCTAGACATAGATACCATTTACAATAGATAACATAGGAGAGATAAGCTATATAATGTAGACAATGGGGTACTAACCTCTTATAAGGTATAAGTATAGAAGAGAACATATAAGTATATAATGATATATAGATATAGACATATAAACATATATAATGTATAGAATAGGACATAGGTGATGTGTGTGAAACGTAATTAATAGTAGAGAGACCTGTGTGTCTATTTTATTTCTTTCCTATATAGAAGCTTGAAATGTGAATAATGTACTGTTTTTTACCGGAAAATAACCATGTAAATAGTTGGTAACGATGAATGTACCTAATATAGGGTAACGGTCCGAATACCGGAATAAGCATAAATAAGTTGGCTACCCGAGTTATTCTTCTTATATTAAGGTATAATAATTAAAACAAATAAAGGTTATGAGCGTAAGATCAACATCAGAGTTAAGAGCAATGTCTATCCAGGACTTAAAAGTATTAAGGAAACGTATAACGAACATCATAGACTTGAAGGGTAAGGATGTATTATTAGACTTAGCCGTTGGCGATAGTGTAATGGTAGATCATAAGAAGCTATCGGGTCAAGTATGTAGAGTGGTAAAGATCAATCGTAGTAAAGCCATAGTGGACTCAGCTACAATGGGTAAGGTATCAGTACCATCTACATTACTAGTACCTCTAACGTTGTCATCAGACATATAATATCTATCTATGGCATATAAGAACATATTAACAATAGGCCTATCTATAGTACTGGTAGGCCTTATAGGCTATATGGCAGTACATATAGTACATGGACTGGTATACATACTATGGCTAGTAATGGCTAATCCTTTCCATACAATTCTCTTCTCATTAGTAGCTATAGGAGCTATAATACAAATTACATCCAAGAAAAAGTAGGGCAGGTAGACATCACCTTGACCTCACCTTGCCGTAACAGTGCCGGTATAGTTCCCTAACGGGTTGGTAACGTGCTATATTTATGCTATACCTGTGGTTATAAATCTTATAGAATTTGAGTATATAGTAATATATATTTATATATTGTTATAATAGTCCTCTATTCAATTGCATCCATATGTTCAATGATAGTCTACTTCCTTCCTCTATTGTCTCCACACCGTGTTTTGTCTTACTGCCATTGAGTGTCACCACATCACCTTTATTTAACTCTATATAGGTGTCTTTATTGATTATAAAGCGTCCTCCTCTAGCGGCACTACTGATTTCCGATACTACGGTTAGATTTGAGTTAGGGTCTATATGGCTGCTTAAGTTATCTCCTTTTTTGTATTCACTTACATGTATCTGCTTTACGGTATAAGTATGGGGAATCACGGGAGAAAAAATTTCAAGAATTTCCGTATATAGGGGATCTTTGTTTATTCGATGCCAATCACCAATATCATGAGGTACACCTATGTAGTTATCCTTAAAGCTTTCAGCTATTCTATCACAGAACTCATGACTAATTAAGTTTCTATATAGGGTATAATCTAGAAATACCTCCATGTAAGCTTAAATAAACCAAGATACAAGTTAACTTCAGTCCAATCTTCGTCTTCGAAGCCTTCAGCTCTTTCATCTTTTGGGAAATATGAGAATCCTATAAGGAAACCATCACCTAATCCAGTAATTTTAAAATCGTCCATAACCTTTATTTATATTTATACTACAATATACGAATAATACATCAGAATTCCAACTTATCTGCTAGTAATTTAGCCAGATGTTTGTGGTCTGCTACATTAGGATGTTCATAAGTGTAGGTAGAATCCGCTTCTGTCAGGTATCTTCTCCAGTATTCACTACCATCAGGGAATATAAAGGTAGGAACTATATCTTTCGTACTTATATCTACGTTCATAGTGTTAATAAACAGAATAGGTATGTTGATTTCTTTAAAATACCCATATGTAAGCTTTAAAAGCATCTTTATTTCAAATTCAACATCTTGTTTGTCGTAGTATTTAGCATAATCTAGCGGTTGTAGTTTAGGCCATTTCATTTCGATACTAGGTCTTATAAAGTCAAACCTGCTTAATTCACTAATACCTATAATGATATAACTATTAAGAGCGTTTTTATCGTTCTCAACATAATCTAAAGCTTTATATACAGCAGATCTTATACCGCTTCCTCCTATACCTAGATTATTAGTACTAGTCTCTACTAGTTCACCTAGCTCAGAGGTAAAGCATGTTTCTCGTCCACTATTATACCCGGATGTAGTTATATGGTACTGTTGCTTTGGGTTGGTTGGAGTATCACCTATATTAGATCTTTTAGGGTTTTCTTGGTCATGGCTTCCTCTTACAAAAGAACATCCAAAGCTTACTATACGTTTTTTCATAACGACTTTATAATAAATATCTATTTATATATATACAATATACGAACTAAAACTTGAATAAACTAGATCCACATACACTATTTTCACTCTTTGAACAAGGAGATGAAGAGGTATATAAAGAGCATGGAGTAGAAGATACTCTAAAGAACCCGTATGTTGTCCTTAATATGGTTTCCAGAGCTGTAGAGAACTACAATATAATGGATATGATGTATACTAAGAACCATGGCAAGGCGTATAAGAATGTAAGGCTTAATGTTCAATATAAATACTTTAATAAAATTTATCTGTATCTAGAAAGGTTAGATGTAGATAATATAGATGGTATGGTATATAGAATAGGAGAAGATTATGATCTAGAGAATATAGTATTAGGTTTAGATATATTAAGAGCATATTTCGAAGAATTAGAGAAGTATGAAAAGTGTGCTGTTATAAAGCGGGTAATAGATTTCACATATGAAGTAGCTTATAGACAAAAGTATTCAAGAAAACAGTTGCTTTAACGAGTTATTTTTCTTATCTTAAGGTATAATAAAAAAATAAAGGTTATGATGTATTTAAAAGTAAACAACGAAGGTTGGACAGAGACTATATTCAAGTCTATTAGCTATGTAGAGATGTATAAGAGAAAGAATCAAGCTATAGAGTTGTTTGGTGCTGATAGAGTAACGGTTACTAAAACTAAATAGTTATGATAAAGGTAAATAAAGATCAAGTTAAAGGTTTAATCAAAGTCACTGGGGACCATCCCGATGCCACACACTTCACATGTATTCCAGATTCTACCAATAAATGGGATTCGATAACGTACTATAAGAAACCCAGCCTCCTAACACACACATATACTGAAAGAGAGGTACTGGATATATTAAAAGAGGTCTACATAGAGCATGGCAGTACTAGTATGTTAGGGACGTTCGGAAGAGCTATGAATAGGGAAATAACGTCAAGTGATCTGTATGTATAATTTTTCGTGGCAACTTCGCGCGTTTTGCGCGGCGGGCTTCGCGCTTTTTTTATCGTGCTCCCCCGAAAGCTCCATTGCACCCGTTTGTTTAGGCGGTGACTGCACTGCTGTTATAAAGCCTATAGTGGAGAATAGTACGTATACCTTTGATATTGATGAGGGTAGCTCGAAGATACAGTACTTTACGGTAGAGGTTCATGCTAGTCCTACGTCACAAGAGTGGAGGTATAACGGAGTTCCGGTAGTCTCTGCTTATTGGTCCGGGGATTTAACGTACTTTGTACAGACTCCGTATACTTTTGATGAGATTAACTCGGCGGATAGGGAGACTTTCGGTAGATTAGAGGGTGACAGGGTTATAATAACTCAGATAATAGGAGTTAGAGCTAGTCAATCAGGTAAGACTCTTAATTTACAGGTAGATGTTTGGTGGGAAGCAGGTGAGAATACCCAGAATAAAAAATATTTTCAAAAGATTATGTTGAAATAGTTGCCATTCTGCTCTAAAAACATTATCTTAATTATATATTAAAAATATAAGTATTAAAGTATATAGTAATATTAATGATAATAGTATATAATAATAATAATAGTAATTAATCTAATATGACATTGACGGCGGATAAAATCCTTACAAACTACGAGAANCATCTTAAAATAGTAGACACTTANATAGGTGATAGGAAGGATAAAGTAAAGAAGCTTATAGAACACATAGGTGAAACCTACATTATGGCACCTGCTAGTTCTAAAACTTGGCATCATAATGCTATTCCCGGTGGGTACGTTGACCATGTCAATAGAGTTATAGAGTATTCTATTAAATGCAAGAGGCTTTATGAGGAAATGGGAGGTACTATTGACTTTAGTGATGAAGAGTTAGTGTTTGCCGGTATATTTCACGACTTAGGTAAGCTAGGTGATGGTGATACACATAACTATATACCTCAGACTGATAAATGGAGGCAAGATAAGCTACACGAGATGTATACCTTTAACTCAGAGCTACCTTTTATGCTTATCCCAGACCGTTCCCTATACATACTCCAGAAGTTTGACATAAAAGTAAGCCATAACGAGTTTTTAGGCATTAGACTCCACGATGGAGTGTTCGATAAAGCTAATGAAGCCTACTTCTACAGCCATAACCCTAATTCTAGGATGAAAACCAACATAGTATACGTACTACACATGGCAGACTTCATGGCCTCCAAGGTAGAGTACGATATATGGCTTAAAGACACCGGTGGAGCCACTCAAAAAGTCAAGAAAACCCAAGCCTCAACAGGAAAACGAGTAAATTCCTCACCAGGTCTACAAAACATGCTTAAAAATCTATAGATGGACATTAATCTCACATTATTTTACGTTATAATCGGTATATTAGTTGCGTTACTGATTATTTCTTCATACATTATAAGAAACCTACTAGTAAAGGTAGAGAAATACGAAGATATCACACAAGATCAAGTAAAATACCTTCAGAACATCTCTAACACTATAGGAGAATCAAAGCGACACTTACAAAATCTCGATGACAAGGGGGTCTTTCAGTCAGATGATGAAGTTGGTGAATTTTTTAACCAAATGAAAGAAGTACAGGAGCAACTAAACGACTATATGCTCCCCCAAAACTATGGCAAGGAAGAGAGCGAAAGCTAATTACTTTACAAAAGAGACAGAAGAGTACATAAAAAAATACAACGTATCTACAGATCAGGAATACCGAAACCAGATATTTACTGACCATATACCTACCCTTTTACAAGTTAGCCGAAAACATCATACACACTTTTAAGTTTTACTATACTGATGTTGATAAAATAGAAGACTTAAAGCACGAAATCGTATCTGTCCTCTTAGAAGAGAAGATAATGAAGTTTGACCCTACTAACGGAGCAAAAGCCTACTCTTATTTTGGAACTATAGTAAAAAGGTGGCTAATAAACTACAATAATAAGAATTATAAGAAGCTTAAACAGATAGGAAGCTTTGCAGACATAGAGGAATCTTATGAAGAAAAATTAGACCTTGACTCTCCTGCTGCTAAATCTCTATCGACCTTCTTAGATGAATGGATAGTGGAATGTTACGATAACTTAGAAGAAATGTTTATTAAGTTAGAAGATCAAAAAATAGCAGACGCCGTACTTACCGTATTTAAAACCAGACACGATTTAGATATATTTAGAAAGAAAGCACTTTATATATACATAAGAGAGATGACTGATTGCGATACACCAAAGCTTACAAAAGTAGTAACAGTCCTAAAAGAAGACTTTAAAAACAAATATCAGCACCTATATGATCTTGGGTATCTTCACAATAAAATTGACTAGGCTATTTATTATAAAACAATATGAGCTTAGACAAAGAAATATTTAAAGGGAAAACACTTTCCGACCTCTTTGGTGAGATATACGATAACTCTAAAGAAACTAAAAGTCAAGTGAAAGGACTTATAGGGGAACTTAAACCTCTTATAGAAAACATTGGCGATGCTACTTTGCTTGTTCCTATGATAAAAGAATACATGGAAATAGGAGTTAAGAACGACGAGCATTTAATTAAATTAGCCACAGTAATACAGAGGATAGAAACAGCAGTTGCTAAGGGAGAAACAGATGAGTTCGATTTATCTGAACTACAAGATCTTATAGAAGAACAGGAACGTCTAGAAAAAGAAGTAGACGACTCACAAAATTTATCAGAAGACCAAGATGCTTAATTTAGGTTTAGGGTTTAACTCAGCACAAGAATATAACCCTATAGATTCAGGTAGAGCAGAAATACCTACACTAGGTAGAGTATATGATATTGTATTAGACGAAAACCACCCAAGCTTTAAGGTAACTAATACTATAGGAGCTATTCGCTACAATTTATTTGATAACGATAATTTTACAGAAGATCCTGATAATTTGTATATAGCATACCCTCTAGACAGTACTGCTAGAACATACCCTCTTAAAAACGAAATAGTAGTAATAAACGCAGGCCCAAGAGAGTCTGCAGATAGAGATGACTCAGAACTAAAAGTATACTATTCATCAGTAATATCGATATGGAACGCCTCTAATCATAATGCTGCACCCCCTAACGACGCTCAGTCTACAGACCTAGGAGAAGGTGTAGAAGAACTAGATAATATAAACATACTGCTTCCCAACTCTGGGGACCACATTATAGACGGTAGATGCGGTAACTCTATAAGACTAGGTGGCTATAAAGGATCTAAAAACGTGCTTACTGATAGTACTAACGACGGTAAACCGTATACAGTTATATCTAACGGGAGACCATTTAATGGAGATATACTTAAAGGTACAGCTGAAGATATTAATAAAGACGATTCTAGTATATATATCACCTCTGATCATATAGTACCTTTAGACCAATCAAGCACTAAGTTAGAATCAAACGTCGATAAAACAGTAATATCGGATAAATATAAAGGTGCTCAGATATTATTAAACTCTAATAGGTTAGTATTCAATTCAAAGAAAGACGACATTATTATATCCTCTAAAGAAAGTTTTACTGCATCTGCTAAAGATGTAGGAATAGACGGTAAAGATTATATAAGCCTAGACGCTAAAAAGATATACCTAGGAGCAGGGTCTAAGAATAAAGACACACAGCTAGGATCAGCAGAGCCGGTAATTTTAGGACACAGGTTAGAAGATTTCCTGCAGATTTTAGTAGATGAACTTAAAAATCTATCGGGTAAATTACGTTCTGCTAAAACAGTAGACTTCAAAGCTATCCCAAACTTAAATGGATACGGAGTAAGCCTTAAATTCACAGCCGATATCTTACAGACCTATATCAACCCTAACGGACAATCACCTATAAAATCAAGAAAAACGTTTACTGAATAATGCCTCATTCATTTCTTAAATCAATTAAACTAAACCTAGCACAATATGCCGCTGTTGCTCTTGCTTATGCCGAAGGTATAGCTAGAAGGTATGCTGAAAAGAAGATATTAGAAATACTAGATGAATTAAGAAAGAAGTGCCCTCCCGCTGATGTGCTAAATAAAATGAACAAATCATTAGACAGAGTAGATTCTTTAATATCCTCAGCTAATAGAAGAGCAGGTAAGCTACACAGACTTATAAAATCTTTAAAAATCATTACTAGTATACTAAGGGTACTTATAGATCTACTATCTCACAACCCTCTCCCTACAACACTAGGTATTCCACCAGGCCCTGCAGGAGGAGTAATATTTTCTTTACCTCAGGGAGTAGTTCAAAGTCAATCTGCTAAACTTAAATGGGCTACTGAAACTCTAGAAGACATAGAAAACGAGATCGACAACATAGAAGAGCTGTTAAGAAACTTTGAACTTATATTTGTTCCCTTACAAGCTAAAATACAATTAATAAGAACGCTACTTAATAGATGCGCTGCAGACCCTAATTTAACAGCAGAAGAAAGAGAAGCAATTCTAGAAGGTTCTAACATATCTACTGCTGAAGAAGAAAACTACCTATCAACCAACGGTAGAGTATACCTTATAAAAGTAGTAACAAATCCAACATCACCTTCTATAGCACCACAACGACAAGCAGTAGCTTTTGATAACAGAGGAATAGCAGTTCTTACAGGACCTCTTTCTTTTGCTAGCGACTCAAAAGTACTAATAAAGGAATTAAAATTTAGAATAGACAATCAACTTCCATAAACATACTATTTATTAATATGAAACTAGATCAACTTAGAAAAATCATCCGCGAAGAGGTAAGATCAGCCGTAAAGGATGAGTTACAAGAAATGTTAAACGAAGCTGTTAAGACAGCAAGTAAACCATCAACACAAGAATATAAGCAAGTTAAACAGAAAGACCTTAAGAGAACCTGGTCTACAGGTAGAATGAATACAGGCACAGTTCCTTTAGAAGAGATGCTTAATATGACGCAAAACGAAATGACAGGTGAAGATTATAAAAACGTAATTAACGCTAATTCTTCTATGGTAAAGAAACCTAATTTTGCTTCTAACGTAGCAAGAGATATGGGGTTAGGTGAAAACGCAGGACCAATGCCAGGTATAGATATAAGTAAATTAGACTTTGTGAATAAAGCAAAAGCTATATATGACAAGTCAAACGAAATAAAAGCTAAAGGTCAAGTTAAAATATAATGGCTATAAGCACTAAAAAGATAAACCCGTTAGATAGACAGCCTAGAAAAGCAGTCGGTATTGATATTCCGTTCTCTGCACCAGCTGTTTTTAATTCTACGTTTCAAACCAAAGATGCATTGAAGGTAAACTTAATTAACTTCCTACTCACTAATAGAGGAGAAAGACCTTTAAACCCTAATTTTGGAGGAGGCATAAGAGAAATGCTTTTTGAAAATATAGATCAAGATAAACTAGACGATATAAAAGAAAATATTTCCTCAAGTATTACTAGATTTTTTCCAAACATTAAACCAACAGTAATNAAAGTAGGATCAGAACCTGACAGCAACCTTATTACTTTNTTTCTGAGATATGCAATAGCAGATCAGAACATAGAAGACGAAATTTTAATTAACATACAATAATGGCAGTATCAAGAGACATAAAATACGTAAGTAGAGAGTTTAGCGATTTTCGTAGTCAACTTATAGAGTTTGCTAAAAATTACTTTCCTGACTCTTATAACGACTTTTCTCCTACTTCTCCCGGCATGATGTTTATAGAAATGGCCTCTTATGTAGGTGACGTACTCTCTTTTTACCAAGATACACAGCTACAAGAAACATTTTTAACTCACGCTAAAGACCCAAAGAACTTATTTAACCTAGCCTACATGATGGGGTATAGACCCAAAGTCACAGGAACATCTGAAGTAGATATAACAATTACTCAAGCAGTAGACGATACAGGTGGGTTACCTGATTTTTCTCAAGCTAAAACTATACCTGCGAACTTTAGATATGAATCATCTGATGGCTCTAAAACTAGATTCTTCTCTCCCGAAGCTGTTGATTTTAACTTCAGTAGCTCTTTTAATCCTACCGATATTACCGTCACCGGAGTAGACGGCTCTAATCAACCTACAGGCTATCTTCTCTCTAAGAAAGTTAAAGCTATATCTGGTAAAAGAGAAACCAAACAGGTTGTAATAGGATCAGCAGAAAAATTTAAAACTATTACTCTATCAGATGAAAATATAGTACAGGTAATCAGTATAATAGACGAAGATGGTAAAGAGTATTTAGAAGTTCCTTTCTTAGGTCAAGACACAGTGTTCTTAGATGAACAAAATACTTCTTCTGATTCCAATCAAGTACCTTTTGTATTAGCACTTAAAAAAGCACCTAGAAGATTTGTTACGAGGTTTAGATCAAATGGTAATTTAGACATACAATTTGGTGCAGGCACATTATCTGACGACGATTCAGTAATACTACCTGACGCTTCTACTATAGGAAACGTAACCAATCAAGGGTCTCTTAACTATAACGGCTCTGGATCTCTTATTACTACATATGATCCAACTAATTTTACTTATAGTAAATCATACGGAATAGCACCATCTAATACTACTTTAACTATTACATACCTTAAAGGAGGAGGAATATCAGCTAACGTACCTGCTAACACTATTACGACTGCAATTGATACACTACCAACCGGTACTTTTACTATAAATAATAGTGATCCAGCAGCAGGTGGTAGAGATGGAGATACAGTAGAAGAGCTAAGAGAAAATGCTCTAAGGGCATTCAACGAACAAGGTAGAGCAGTAACTTTACAAGACTATACAGTCAGAGCTTTATCACTACCAAGTAAGTTTGGGAGTGTAGCAAAAGTATATGTTGCTCAAGACCAACTTACAAATACAAATATAACTGATAGTATAGTTGATAATAATCCATTAGCGCTATCACTTTATGTATTAGGTTATGATAATAACCAAAACCTTATTACTGCTGCCAGTAACTTAAAAGCAAACCTTAAAACCTATTTAGCTGAATTTATGTTAGTGACAGATAGTATTAATATAAAAGATGCTTTTGTTGTAAATATTGGAATAAATTATGATATTAAAATAAGACCTAATTACTCTAGTAGAGATGTAGTTTTTAACTGCAACGTAGAGTTACAGGATTATTTTAAAATATCCAAAAGAAGTATCAACCAGCCAATAAACTTATCTGAAATAGCAGTTTTGCTAGACAAAGTAAAAGGGGTACAAACAGTACAAAAAATAGAAATAATTAATCTAAACGGAGGCAATTACTCTACATACGGGTATGACGTAAAAGGAGCTACTAAGAATAACACAGTTTATCCTTCTTTAGATCCTTGTATATTCGAAGTTAAATTTCCTAACGAAGATATTAAAGGTAGATCAATAATATAAGACATGGCAGTATATAAAATATTTCCCGATAAAGATTCATTCTTATTTACAGAAGTACCTTCCGGTAATTCAGGGTACGATGAAATGATAGAGATAGGTGCTTACCCTATACAGGAAGTTGGTCAAACAACTAGAACAGTAATACATTTTAAAGATACTGAAATTGCTAACGTAGTTAATAGTAAAATAGGAACTACCCACTCTAGCTTATGGTCTGCAAGTATCGACCTTAATGTAGCTTCGGCATACGAAGTACCTGCATCTCATTCAGTGGAATGCTTTCCACTATCACAACATTTTGACGGCGGAGTAGGAAAGTATCATGATGATATTACTACAGGATCAGCTGATAAATCTGGAGTCAGCTGGAGGTATACTAAAGCACAGAGTCAAGTACCCTGGAAACTTCAAGGAGGTTTTCCTGCAGGAGTTACCGGCTCGTATAATGCTACTTATCAAGGTGGTGGATCTTGGTATACTGGCTCCCTGGGTGTTAATTTAGAGTCAAATCAAAGCTTTGAAACTAACGATGATCTAGATATAAGAATGGACGTTACTAATGCTGTAAAACTTCATTATAGCGGTACTCTTTCAAATAATGGATTTATATTAAAGTTTGAAGACGGTATAGAATTCAATACAAGTGCATCTATACGAACTAAATACTACAGTGCTAATACCAATACCATATACCCTCCATCTTTAACATTTACTTGGGATGATCAAAGCTATGTAACAGGAAGCTTAAGTGTACTAGATGACCCAACGGCTCATATAAAAATTACAAATAATATAGGAAGATACCCAGATGTAGGTAAACAGAGATTTAGATTACTATCTAGACCTAAATACCCTATCAGAACCTTTACGACAGGTAGTATATATAGAACTAACTATGCGTTAAATAGCGGTTCTGTCTATGCTTTAAAAGATGAATATACTGAAGAATTAGTTATACCCTTTAATGATAGATATACGAAAATAAGCTGCGATAGTACTGGACCTTTCCTCGACCTATACCTAGACGGATTACAACCAGAAAGGTACTATAGAATATTAGTACGCTCTGAAATAGATGGAACAACATGTACTTTTGATGATGCTAACATGTTTAAAGTAGTAAGAAATGCATAACGTAAGGTTAAATAAAAAAGTATTTAAAAAAGAAGAATTAGAAAAGTCTATAGATAGCTCTTTTAAAACTTTTGTAGATGAGGTTGAAGAAGATAACGACACAGTAGCGGAATTTTTTAGACTATATGATAAATTGATGTATGAAATACCGGCCGAAGGTTCTTCTAATTCTCACGAATATCTAATTAGAGAAAGCTCTAAATTAGTACAGTTAGAAAAAGATGATACTGAAATACAGCCATTACTTGACGAAATTACAAATCTAAGAACTAGGTTATTAGAAATGAATGTAGAGAATGTAGAAAGTATAAACGAACTAACACAAGATATTAACAAGCAAATTAAATAAATTGCCAACAATAAAACATAATATAATACCAGTTGACCCAATAGGATTAGAAGAATTTTCTAATGACGATATTAAGGTTGTTGAAGCTTTTAATATTAACACTACTTTTGATGCATTTCAACATAAAATTGAATTACATGTTTATACAGAAGATAATCAACTTATAGATTCTTATTACGATTATAGAAACGAAAAGTTTCTACAAGGTAGTCAAACCGCTGGCACAACAGGAGCATCAGAACTTACTTTAGACCCAAAAGCAGATGCTGAAAGACTAGGTTACACTTACGGAGGTATAAACTTTGTATATAATTTTCTAGATAATCTTTATAGTGAAACAGGCAGAGGAGGAGAGTTCTTTATAGAAGAGATATCTGAAGATAGAACTGAAATACGATTACTTACTAATCAAATAGAAGAAGAAGTTTTAATAAACTATACAGAGAAAATTAAAGAAGACATTAAATCTACTTCCTACTTTAATGAGTTTAGGCTCAACGTAAAAAACAACGACCTTCTCATTGGTATAAATATAGATATACAGGACTATAGAGACTACAAGTCTGTTATAATAAAACTTTATGAACCTACCCTCAGAGTATTCTTTAAAAGAGCTTCTTACTATTGAAAGAATAATATCAAATACAGTAGCATTTAAAATTGATACAGTAATAACACCTGATGAAATTAATGTTCCGTACCTTAAAGGTCCAAATTTTAATATAGAAGAAGCTGAAGAACAAAATTCACCAACCGGATTTCTTAACTATAACGATTTATTTTCTTTTCCTACTAACAACACTTATAGAGAAGTACACAGTAGATTAAACGAAAAAGGAGTTGATATAAGTATAAGGTATAACGACTTTTCTAACTTTACTCAATTTAGTTCTGTAGAAGAAAGAGTAAGGAATTTTCAATATAAACTCAACCTTATTGAAACATATCAATCACAGTCAGACGTCGTCTCTAATATAGTAGGCGCGGCTACTGGCTCTAGATTTCTTACTGGTAGTTCAGTATTCTATGAAAACAAAATTAATACCATAGTAGATAATTTTGATCATTACGATAGACATCTTTATTATGAATCAGGCTCTACTTCTTGGCCCAAACAAGTACCTAGCAATAAGCCTTATACACAAGCAACAGGTTCTGCTACCGGTTCATTTTTCGCAGAACTTCTTTTATCAGCAAGTAATTTTGATCAAACAAACGAAAGCCAACTACTCAACTCTATACCAGAGTATTTAAGAGAAGATCCTGATAGTATAAACTACAGTGCCTTTATTAATATGCTAGGGCAGCATTTTGATAATATTTGGGTATATGCAAAAGCCTTATCCGATAAGTACGATAATGATAATAGACTAGAGTACGGTATATCTAAAGATTTAGTACACGATACTTTAAGAAACTTTGGAGTAAAAATATACAATAACTTTAGATCAACTGAAGATTTATTTAAAACATTTACCGGTCAACTATACGCTGGTGAGAGTGAACACCAGACAGTAATATCAGCTTCTAATCAAATAGTCTCTTTAGAAGATTATAGAAAAGACATAACTAAAAGAATATATCATAACTTACCTCATCTGCTTAAAACTAAAGGTACAGAAAGAGGATTGAAAGCACTAATAGCCTCATTCGGTGTACCTACTGATAGTAATTTAGATATTACTAATTCCGATACATATAATATACCTGGTTTATATGTAAGAACTATAGGAGGAAAATTAACCTCAGGAAGTGTGAACTTTGGACCATCCACTGAAACTACCTCTTCTATAGCTAAAATTAAAGTAGACAACACAGGCAGTATAGTAGACGGCAACACTTTATCTCAATATGTTTCTGTTATAAACAGGGATAATAAATATTCAGACGACATACATACTATAGAGGTAGGATTTTCTCCTACATATCTACTAAATGAAAAAATAGTAAGCGCGTCAGGTTTGGCATATAATATCGATGATTATATAGGTAACCCTAAAGATGCACATTCAAGCAGCTATGCTACATTAGTAAGCCATTCCAAAGCATTAATGGCACCTGAAGTAATCACTTCGAGTTCTTACAGTGCAGTAGGAGACGGGTTTAAGGTATCACAAGTTACTAGGCTTAACTACGGTAGTGCCGGAAACTATACTACTGCGTTCATAATGAGCGGTTCCCCGGGACCTACTGGCAGTAGCTATATTTACAGTACTAACAGAATAAGTAATTCTACAGATGCAGATATACCAACCGGTAGTAACGGTATTAATAGGTATATGAAAAAACTAGGTGGTGGATTTGTTGAAATAGTTTCTTCATCAAGGTATCAATCTGTATTTAACCTAACAAGTGGAACAATTGCAGGAACACTAGCTTCGTCAGGTAGTAACATAATTAACATACATCTTGATAGTGGTTCATTTAGTGGAGCAATGAATTTCGGTGCTGGAGCTAATATATATACTAGCCAATCATTTACAAATGGACAATACACATCTTCTATAGATGGTCAAGTAATAAATAAAGTGTACCAATACGGTAAATGGTGGCCACCTGGTAGCTTAGAGTTTAGTGATATGTCTGCAACTGCTTCTGGAAGTCAAGTTAAAGCTATAGAAGTATCAGGAGGCCCTTATAGTTTCCCAGCAGGGACTAAGTTCCAAACCACAATGCAGCAAATTACTATTCAACATGCTGATAAAATAGACACCACTATTCATACTGTATCAGGTTCACAGTCAGGTACTGCAGGTAACTGGTTCTCTTATGCGTTGAATGAAACTAGCACAGGAAACGGGCTACTTAGCTCCCCCTATAGTTCTCACCACTATGGTGAATTTGTAAGGTCTCTTAAGTTTTACGACAACGTACTATTTAAGATGATAAAAGATTTTGTACCTGCTAGGTCTAATATTAATAGCGGTATAATAATTAAACCACATTTACTAGAAAGAAATAAACTTAAACAAGTAAAAGGTTCATTTACAAATAACATATATACCGGATCTATAGACACTAATAATACTACTGGTAGCTCAGGAGGATCTTTTTTAGACAACCTAGGTCATGAACTTAAAACACCTCTTACTGCTAGCTATAGCCATAGTATAGTTACTCCACTAGGAGAAGCAAACTATACATACCACTTAAAAGAAAGAGCAAGATATGATGGAGAATTAAGCGGTAGTGTAATAAAAATAGTATCTAGAGATGGAGATTTAAATGATAGTAACGAATGGAAATACAAAAATATTTCGACTGTATCCTATATGGGTGAATTAGTAGAATTAGTAACATGTCCTACGATAGACAGCTTAACATCATCAGGATCTAAAATATTAGCATTTACCGGTTCAGCAAATATTAATCACGTAAATAACAACCTATCTGGTGGATTCGTTTATGGCACAAGCTTTAACCCAACTATAGCTAATACAACAGTTTATGTTTCTAATCAAAAAGGACCATATACTTCATCTGCACTTTCAGTACCAGCCGTGGGCACTTACTATGTTAGAGGCTTTGTAAGCTCAAGTAACTGTGGAATAGCTTATACATCACAGAGCTCTGTTACATTTACATGCCCAACAGTTTCAGACCCACTTGCTTCTAGTATAAGCAGTCAATCTATGAACGTAACTGCAAATATGTTATCTGCAGGAACAGGAGATCTGAGAGCTAGAGGATTTATATACGGAACTGCTAGTGCTGGAGTAACAAGTATGTATTCAGGAGAGTATCAATTCATTACTAGTAACTCACTAGCAAGTAATACTCTAGAAGGTTTTTCTGCTACATTAACAGGAAGTGGCGTATTAGATAGTTCTAGCACTTACTATGTTAGATCATTCTTATCTTCTTCTATCTGTGTAGACTACGGAGATAATATACTAACTACAGGAACCTCAGGTAGTGCTTCTTCTGGTTCATTTATGCAGTTTGGTGGTTCTGAAATAGAAAGTATACCTAAAGTATGCCCTGCAGTTGCAGAATTAGATCTGATGTTAGAAGAAAGTTATTACTTCGTAACTGATACTATACCAGGTAGACCATACCCAGCTGTAGGTGATGAAGTATTTGCTCAGAACCAAGATAACTCTAACACTCCAGGAGACCCTGCAATAGCAACAACAGGAAAAGAGTATATTAAGATAGCGACAACATTAGACGATAACGGTGAACACTTTGGTCAGCCAGGTAGTGATAACAACTTAATAAGAGTAAATGGGTTAGGTGTAGTAATAGGATACGCTAACTGTGATGATTTTTAAATAAAGGAATATGGCACAACAGAGTTTAATAGGATTTAAAACAACAACACCAGATGTAGGTGAAGCAAGATTTTTATGGTCTGCATCTACTGGTCCGGACTCTTCTGTAACAGCATCAGTAATAGGGATGACAATCAGTATATATGATTGTAGTTCAACACCAAGAACTGATGCAATAGCAAATCTTACAAGCTTTACGATAGGAGATGAAACACTTACTCTAATAGACAGAGAACCTTATAGTAGTTACTACTACTACGACGTAAGCCCCACTATTACTACCGGGTCGCTTGCTGATTATGAATCAGTATGTACTCTTACTAGTCTAACACCCCCACCTAAAATTGATACATTTAGAAACAGTCCATTTAATCCTGCTTTCAATAATGCATTGAAATTAAGAAGAATACAAAGAACTGGTTCACTAACAGCTGGTGGAAGCGGTATATATGAATTAGACAAAAAAGGAGATCAACTAGTACCTCAAAATCTTGAATCAGTTTTAAACGGTTCAGCTACTACTGCATCGTTCCAAGAATCAAATCTTTATGCTAAGTCCTGGACTCTGCCTAGATATGAAGGTAGTAAGTTAAATAGTGGAAGTTTATTTTTTAATGACCCCGCTTTATCGTTTACTCCATTTAAAGGAGTTAAATTTCCTTTACTAGAATCATCTAGCTTTATACGCTCTCAAGCCTATGCTGACTTAGATATTGATGACTTCTTTTTTAATCCTCCTTATAACTATATAAGAGGTTTATATGAACAAGGTAGTACACGTCCTTACCCACCATCAGCTCAACCCGTATATGAGTTTATCGATAACGAATATAAAAGGATTACTAAATCTAAAATATATATACCAGGGACCGATGATATAATTAAATTATTGGACTATCAAGTTCAATACGAACCAAGACCAGTAAGCGGTTCTACTCATAGTGTTGCAAGCGGAGATAATATATTTACAGTACAAATAGAAACAACTAAAAACGTTGAATATTACGGTTTCTATAGTTCCAGCGGAGTAAGACATGGTACTATAGAATTGAGACCTCTTACTTCTGATGTTATATATGTAAGTGGATCTTACGTAGGGCCGCCAATTGATGCTTATGCTTTAGATGTAGGATCAATCTATAGATCTAATACACATCCAATATTTAGCCTTAGTGGACCAGGGTTAGATCCAAAAACATTTATCAATATACTATCATCGTCTAACAACCTATCTTAAAACATAATTTTAATATATTTATATAAAAGAACAAAATCAAATGGGATATTTAAACAACAGTGTCGTAACAGTCGATGCTATCTTAACAAAAAAAGGAAGAGAACTTCTAGCAAGAGGAGATGGATCCTTTAAAATTACACAATTTGCATTAGCAGACGATGAAATAGACTACACTCTATATAACCCAGATCACGCTTCAGGGTCAGCTTTCTACGGACAAGCTTTAGAAAATATGCCTCTGCTTGAAGCATTTCCAGATGAAACTCAAGTTATGAAATATAAGCTAGCTACTCTACCAAGAGGTACATCAAAACTACCTTTATTAGAAGCTGGATATGCATCAATAAGCTTAAGACAAGGAGCATCTCTTGCTATTACTCCTCAAACCTTAAATTATTTAGGTGCAACTTCTACTTTTGAAGCAGGAGGGTATACTGCAACTATTGCAGATGCTAGAGTATTATCAAACTTTACTGGAGTTGGAGTAAACACAGAAGAAGCAGAAAGACTAAATACTAAGACAACACTTGGTACTAACGTTTCTAAGACAGTATTAGGAACATCTATTAACCTCACAGCTACTACGGTAAATACATTATTCGGAGCATCTAAAACTACCTTACAGACAACAGTCACATTAATAGGAAGAGATAGTGGTGCAAGAGTAAGCATACCGGTAACTATAACAAAAGTAAATAATTAATTATGTCATATAGAAGATTTGATAACGACGACATAGTTGTAAGTGCTGACTCAATAACATCCCCTTGTTGGACTAATAACACAGTAACTCTTACATCTTTTTTTACATCTAGTACACAAACTACTGCAGATAGTGGTAAGTATTACTATTATGTATATAACAGTACAAGTGCTGACTCTCAAGAAATACAATTTGCTTTAGCATATGGAAATAGATTAGGAAGCGGATCAACACTATACGATCAAGGTATAACAGGAAAATCATATAGCTCTACAGTATATGGACAATTTAGAACACTCATAAATGGTGATGAAGATACTGATTTTACTTTTGATGTAAGCAGTACTATTTCTACACCTAATAGTATTTACGCTCTATCCTTACAAAGAGCAAGATATAAAGAAAAAGCATTACCAGGCTCTCTATTATTGAAACTCTCAGGCTCTGGAGGTATTCTAAGCTTAACCGATAATAGTAAAAATTTAGCTACAGATACTTTTGTAGATGCAGGTAGAGTATATAGCTTATATGCCGGCTCATCAGCAGGAGTTGTTAGCTCAACAACAAAAGAATACGGAAAATTATTTCCAGATATTGGGACTATCATACTAAACGGAGACTTATTAGACCAAGAAGGATTCTTAAGTGGATCAGGACTTAATTCTTCTATTAATACCGGTAGTAATACAGCAGCATCTATTAGTAATATAAAACCAATGGTAGAAGCAATAGAAGACGGTGCAGAATTTACTTTAAGAGCTGACGAAACTCTTTCTTCTAACTTTATATTTGTAAGAGCAAGAAACTCTGAGTTTAACTATTCAACTAACCCTTCAAACATTACAGGATCAGGAGAATTAAGGCACGGAGTAATGATAGATAATCCACAATCTTACATAACACAAGTAGGACTATATAACGACAGTAATGATTTAATAGCAGTAGCTAAACTCTCTACTCCTTTATTAAAAGACTTTACAAAAGAGTCGTTAATACGAATCAAGCTTGACTATTAATGAATGAGTGCATACAAAAAATTAAAGTCTCAAGATGCATTTGTAACAACATATGTAGCTAAAAAAAACTGGTACTATTCTGGTAGTAACGTTATTAATCTTGCTCCTCTCGGTATACAAGTTCTAGCAGCTGTATCTTCCTCTGCTACCGTTTACCCAAACGAAGATATAGATTTCGGTCCTGGACAAAGTAATATTACTGGTCAAGGTACATTCAAAGAAGGGCTTACCTATAAAAGTATTGATCAATTATACTATAGAAATTATAATAGTTCAAACGGTGCAAGTATACCTCCTTACTATCTTCAACAAGCCATAGCAGGTAACTCAATAACAACTTCTCATACTGCTTCACTTAATCTCTATGAACACTATGAAACCACAACTAATACACCAGTAGAAGGAATTGAAGCATCAGGCTCAAGGTACTTAAGCTCTTACGCTACTGTTTATTCTTTTCCTAGAGAAATAATCGGTACTCATATAGAACCAGGATCGTTTAAAATGATACCTGCTTATAACGCTACAGTTGCAGGTGCACAAGCTGATTATGTTGCAACTAATTACGTAGAAGTAGGGTATATAGACGATGCTGATATTGGAGGTGTGGGGTACTTAAACGGCTTAGAAGCTATAGTAGATGATGGAGAAGGAAACCTAAAGTTAATTAACTCTCTTCAACATACAAATATAGGTAACATTATATACTCTCACGGGCTTGTTATAATAACTAATCCTGACGTTGCATTTTATTTCCAAGGTAAACCTGATTTAGGTATACTTACTTGGAAATCTAATCAACCTATTTATACATATAACTACCACGTAAAGGTTTCTGACTATGAATTCAATCATACTCTTAACCCAACTGCGCTAACAGGTAGTAATAACAGATTACGAAACAACGTTAACGGGTCAGATTTTCAACCCTACATAACAAGTGTCGGTTTGTATAATGATGTGAATGAATTAATAGCTATAGCAAAACTAAGTCAGCCATTACAAAAACCAGCTGATACAGAGTTAACTATACAAGTAAAATTAGATATATAAGATGGCAGATTTTCATCATCCAAAATTACGACTACTAAAAGGAGACGAATTAACTCATCAAGAGCTAGATAATAATATTAATTCTTTTTACTATTCAAGTTCTCTAGATGGAAGTAATATAAAATTATACGCAGGAAGTACATCAGGAAGCTTTTTAGGCTACACTCAATCATACGACGTAAACGCCTTTACCTCTTCTCATGCGATATCAGCATCTTACGTCCCAACTGCATCTTATGCTTTATTTGCAATATCTTCTTCTGTAGAAGTAACACTAGAACATTCATCATCATATGCTGAATCAGCTTCTTTTGCAGACATTTCTAATAACGCTTTATCTGCATCTCATTTTGCTAATGGAGTAATATCAGCATCAGTAAACCTTAATACTTTAACCTTAAGAAAAGCAGATAACTCAACCCTATCTTACTTAATACATACAGGTTCAGGAGAAGTAAACCCAGACGGATTACTTTCTTCTTCTGCTCAGATAGCAACTGATATTTCTGGTTCATTATCTAACTCAGCAATAAGTGCTCTAAATGCAGGTATAGTATCAGCATCAGCTCAAATAAGAGATAGATTAGTATCAGCAGGAGCATTTACTTCTGCCTCTAATGCAAGTATAAGAAATACATTAGGTACCAATCAATTTATTTTATCTGGATCTAAACCAAATACTAGTACACTTAGATTACATCCTGCAGCTGGAACTAGTTTAGACTATGAAGTGGGAGGAGAAGATTTAAGGCTACAAGCAGTATTAAACTTAACAAGCTCGATATTATTAGAAACAGGTTCAGTTAAAACTAGACTTAACACATTAGAAGCTGCTTCAAGCTCATATTATAATTCATCATCTGTTGCTTTAAACACAGTAAAGCTATTCAATGGAGCTACAACACATTCATTAATAATAGATACTGGCTCAGGAGAACCTTTACCAGATGGATTATTTTCTTCCTCAAATCAAGTAGATGGAGCACAGTTAGGGGCGAATAAAAATATTACAATAGCAGGAACGTCTGTTAATTTAGGAAGTTCGATTTCTCTTTCAACTATAAACGCAGGAAGTAGTGTAGTATCAAGTTCTACCCTCTCNAACCCAGGCTACGGACAGGGTTTAATAAGACATTCAGTCAACAGTGATGACCCCGCTGATACACAAGCATCTAACTTAAGTAAAACTGATTCACCAGTCTTTGATGGTATAACTATATCAGGAAGTACTAATTTTGGTAGTGGTAGTAACTCAAACAATCACCTCTTTACCGGTTCAGTTTATGTTAGCGGTGCTTTACATTTAGGAGGAGGATCAGCTATAGGTAACGATATTACCGGAGCTTACTGGCAAGGGTATCAAATATCAAGTTCTAAAATTGATTTTGCAGCAGGTGCAGGTAACTCTTTAAATGATGTATTAAACAAAAAGTTTGAAAAAGCAACGTTTGATAACACATCTGTTGAATTAAC